TGTATACATTTTTATTTGACAACCTAGATGAATTTGCAATAGGTCATATTGGATCTGTAATATTAATTATAGCAGAATCACAATACAAAGATTCAGTCGTTGTGGATAAAGAAATTAATATAATGGCTATGTTTGTTAATATAATTGGCGAATTGTAATTTAGTGATATTTATACAAAAAAAGGTATAACATTAATGATACGTTTAAAATATTTAATTGCAGAAGATAAAAACATTAAAGCATTTAGTACATCGACTAATGATGAGTATGAGTATAAAAAAGAAAATAATATTTGGTATACTAAATTAAAAACATCAGATGATTGGTTAGAGATGAAAAAAAAGTTATCTAAAACCAATTATGATGCTGCGATTAAAGTTTTATCAAAATACGATACTAATACCCCTGCTCCTATAAAAAAAGACGTAGTTAAACCAAAAGAAAAGCCAGATATGTCGGATATTGAAAAATCAGATGACTCAAAATCTAAATCAAATGATACGAGTTCAGCTTCTGTAATATTAATGGGCGGTTTAGATTATAGACCTGGCGATTATAAAATTGACCAACAAAAATCTTTATTACAAAGTGGATTAGGCAGTCAGGATGTAATTGCACACCGATATACAGATTTAAATGGAGTATTGAAATCAATAAAAGATAATCCAAATGCTACTATTGTATTATTTAGTGCAGGTTGTTCATATTCATCAACTATTGCAAAAGCTATACAAGATAAATCTAAATTATACATCGTAGAACCATATGCAAAAAGTACTAACACAGCAAACTCAGTTCAATCTGCTGTTAATAAAGGAGTACCAGCATCTAATGTATTAACTGGTAATACAGTTGCCCGAGGAATGGGTGTAGTTTCAGGCGCGACAGAAACACCAAATGTGAAAGGTGGTGGTATGGCATCGCATTGGAACGCATTAAAATTTGTTGGAAAATTAATTTAAAATTTATATATAAAGAATAAAAGTAGTTATGAATAACAAGTTAAATATAAATATCGGTCCGCAAGATATGCAACCGATTATTTGCTCCGAATGTGGAGGAATGTATTTTCGCCAAGTAATGGCTATTAATAAAGTTTCAAAATTATTAACTGGCGGGGATAAGGATACCATGGTTCCAGTACCGGTATTCCGTTGTGACGATTGTGGGGCAATACCAGAAGAGTTTCAACCAGTTAAACTAAAAAAATAATGTCGGTTCAATATCACAAATCGAATGTTACTATAGTTTTTAAAACTTCAAATCGAAGTAATGCTAACACTAAAATAAAAACATTTCGAAACAAAAATATTGATGACATTCTAGATAAGAAACTACCCGGAATTCCTGACGCTGCGGTGTATTTAGAAATTGGTATCGGATCTGCATTTGAAGAACAATATAAACGAAAATACAAGTTATGAAAATTACAGTTCCAATTGATATTGCAGTACATATATTTCCGAATGTATATGATATTGTAGATATGCCTCGCAAGAAAAAGAAAAAAATGAAAAAGGAGTTTAATAAAGTCTTTCATCAAAGATTCAATGAATGGCTAAAAAATGAAAATTATCATGAAGGAAAATAAGAGCGCAACAATATTTGATTTTGTTGATGGAGTTACGAGTAAAAAGAAAGAATGGGCAAAGTGGTCAGAAACTGATAAAAAATTGTTTAGTCCGTATATTGTTAACAGATGGTTGTCAATGCGACAAGATCTTGTAGAAATTGTAAATGAGTTGCAATGTTATACAATTGTATTATTACGTCCTTCAGAAACATATCGATTATATCATGACATATTGCCATCTAATAAATCATTTGCAAAATATGTAAAAGGCAAAAAAGATGAAAAATTTTCTGATAAGTTAATTAATCAAATTGCAGAACATTATCAAATTAGCAAAACAGAATCTACAGAATATGCAGAATTAATGGACCAAACTGCATGCACTAATTTATTATCATTATACGGTTATACCGACGCAGAGATAAAAACAATGATTAAAGGAATAAAAAAATGATTTACGCACACATACCTACTAGTAATAATGTACCAGAGTCAGTAGATATCAACACACAAAGTCACTATAAAGGATCTACTACTATATATCAAGTAGCAGAAGATTTCAATTTAAATTCATATGAGTTTGATATAATAAAAAGAATTTTGCGTTGTCGTCACAAAGGATCTTGGTTACAAGACTTACAAAAGACCAAAGATACAATTGATCTTTATATAAAAGAACAGCAAGATAAATTTGGAAAGTAGAATCAATTTTCATATAATAAAGAAAAAAATATATGAAATGAAAAACTTTTTTAAATTCGAGCAAACGGGTGTAACAACTCTAGTATCTGTGATAATTTATATCTCGGTAGCGGCAATGGTAGGCGAATATATCATTTCTAGAGAAGTACCCGGTACAATTCAATTATTAGTAATTACCGTAATGTTATTTTACACAATTTGGCAAATACGGTATGTTGCTACATTTATTAATGATTTATTTAATTTATTTTAAAACAAAAAACAAGTTATGATTACAACTATTTTATTAGTAGCAACATTGGTTGCAACAGGTTATTACTTTTTATCCACAAAAGATAAAGCATGGTTTAAAGGAGAAGAAGACCGATGGGGCAACAGCAATGATAAATTCAATGCAGTTTGGCTCATTAAAGGTATTTTAATCTTTGTAGTAGGAATAGTTGCAACAAGCATTCAACCATTTGCAGTTGAAAGAGTTGACGCAGGTCATGTTGGTATTAAAGTTAATTTAACTGGTAATAGTCGAGGAGTTAGTAAATATGAATACAAAACAGGATGGGTTCTATACAATACCTGGACTGAGAATATGTATGAGTTTCCAACTTATCAACAACATATCGAGTTCGATCAACAACAAGTAATTACCAAAGGAGGTTTCCCGGCTGATATTAAACCAAGCTTCAACTATTCATTAAAAGCAAATGCAGTTGGTGATATGTTCCAAAACTTGAGATTGCCTATTAAAGACGTAGAACAGGGTTGGTTAAAGAATGCAATTGTAGGTGCAGTGAATGACGTAGCAAACACCTGGGAGGTAGATAGTATATTTGGTCACCGTCAAGGTTTCGAAGCAGCGATTGTAGCAGAATGTAACTTGAGATTATCAAAATGGTTTTCAGTATCACAAATGCGCTCCAATATCATTCCACCAGAAGCATTACAGGAAGCAATTGTAGCAAAAACACGCTCAGTGCAACAAGCAGAAGCATCTATCCAGCAAGCATTGGCGGCAGAAGCTGATGGTAAACGTAAGGTTGCAATTGCAAGAGCTGACTCTGCAGAAACAATTATTAATGCATCGGCTAAGGCAAGAGCAATGGAATTAACTCAACAAAAATTGACACCATTGTTTGTAGAATATAAGAAAATTGAGAAATGGGATGGACAATTACCTAGCACAGTAGCAGGTGGTGCCGGAACGCTAATTAATTTAAAATAATAAAACACGGATTAGGACCGTATATGGTTACGCCATATGGATCAATTATAAGTGTCGCTACCTGTAATTGATCGCCTAAATGAATCCTCTCCTTACCGGGGAGGATTTTCTACATTAAATTTGGTTGTATGCAATAATTTTCTTATATTTATATTATGAAAGATTCAGTTAATTATATTGACCCTATATATAGGTTATCCTTAAGAGATTCGGCAACTGTTCCTCGTAGAATATCATATTCACAATGGTCAGTTTTTGAAACTTGTCCGCAACGATGGAAATTAACATATATCGACAAGTTAGATACGTTTACTAGTAGCATAGATACATGTTTTGGAACAGCATTCCACGAAACAATACAGGAATATTTAACTACAATGTATACGCATTCAGTTAAGAGAGCAGATTCGGTAGATTTCCGTGCTGTATTAACTAGTAAACTAAAAACAGAATATAGTGCTGCCGTACAAGAAAATGGCGGGCAACACTTCTCAAACGCAACTCAATTAGGTGAATATCTAGAAGATGGTGTTGCAATATTGGAATGGTTTAGTAAACGACGTAAACAATACTTTTCCACAAAAGATTGGCAACTAGTTGGAATTGAAATTGAATTATGCACTCAAGCATCTCAATCAAATACTTCAGTATACTGGCACGGATTTATAGATATTGTATTACGCCACGTCCCTACAAATACATTTACAATTATTGATGTAAAAACATCTAGAGCCGGATGGAATAAATACCAAAAAGCTGATTCACTAAAGGCAGCACAACTAATTGCATATAAAAATTATTTTTCTACACAGTTTGGCGTTTCTAAAGATAATATTAATGTTGAATTTTTTATAGTTAAACGTAAATTAATTGAGGAATCAATGTTTCCGCAAAAACGAATTCAACAATTTAAACCAGCTGCTGGTAGTGTTACTCAAAAGAAAGTACAACGTCAAATAGATGCCTTTGTAGAATATTGTTTTGATAGCGAAGGAGAGCGAATTGCAGACAAAACATATATGGCTCGTAGTGGCAAAGGCGATAAAAATTGCAAGTATTGCCCGTTTAAAACAGATTATGTAAATTGTCCTAAAGAAGGTAGGATTCGTCAATAAAAATATTTATAATAGTATTATGATTAAGTATAAACATAAACACATATACGTGTACAATTATTTTATAAATAAAAAGGCACCTGCTGTTGGTGTTACTCCGTATGAGTATGTTTTATGTACAGATCACGATGATCCAAATGGAAAAACAAATCGAGCATTATTAGAATCAATGCTTCGTGTAGTTTGGGGTTATATGCCTAAAGTTGTTAAATTTAAATATGAGAAATAACAATGACAAAAGTAGCAATTATTGGTAATACTGGTTGGCAAAATAAAAGAAAAATTCAAGAGACATTGCAAACACTAAAAAAACAATTTCCAGAAGAATTGTATATTATAGGTGCTGGTGGTGCAGAAGGTGCTAATTATTATGTACGAAAATATGCATTAGAATTTGGTTTATATTATAAAGAATTCAATCCATCATTTTCTGGTTATAATTTATACTCAGCAATGCCAGAGTCATATTATGGCAAAAAATATCATTTTAGCCAATTACATCATCGAATGAAGTTAATTGCAGAGCATTGTGACTATATGATGATATTATCAAATGAAACACAATTAGATCCTGTATTAAAAACAGCATATACAAACATAAATAAATTAAAAAAACCAGTTGTTATACTTGGGTGATATTTATTAATATAAACGGTTATAAACACAAAAAAGAAGGTTACATATGAGTAAAAAGAAAATTTTACTATTAGCTGATGATTTCAGATTACCATCAGGCATCGGTACTGTTAGTAAAGAAATTATTTTTAATACAGTTTCAGAGTACGATTGGGTACAATTAGGAGGAGCATTACAACATCCAGATGCTGGTAAAATGTTTGACTTATCAGCAGAAGTTGCAAAAGAAACAGGCATCGGAGATGCATCGGTTAAGTTAATTCCATATAATGGATATGGAGATAAAAACATATTATTTTCTATTATCGAGCATGAACGCCCAGATGCAATTTTACATTTTACAGATCCTAGATATTGGGTTTGGTTATATCAATTAGAACATGAACTTAAAACTACATACGACATTCCATTAGTTTATTATTCAATTTGGGATGATTTACCGTATCCGATGTGGAATGCACCATTTTACGGTAGTTGTGATATGATAATGGGTATCAGTAAGCAATCTGATAATATTCACAGAGAAGTGCTTAAACAAAATGGATTTGGCGTAATTGATTATGATAAACATCCTACTCCATTAGTTTCTAAAAAATGGAATGATATTATAACTGGGTTTGTACCGCACGGATTAAATCATAACATATTTAAACCAATATCAAATGATACGCCTGAATATCAATCAATGTATAAAAAAATAAAAACAGATACTGGATGCGATTTTATTGTAATGTGGAATAATAGAAACATTAGAAGAAAACAACCAGGTGATTTGATTTTAGCATTTAAACATTTCGTAAGTCAGTTACCAGAAGACCAAAAACAAAAAGTTGGATTATTAATGCATACAGAACCTGTTGATGATAATGGTACTGATTTAAATGCAGTTGCAAAAGTATTAGCGCCTGAATGCAAAATTATATTTTCTACACAAAAATTAGCTGCAGTAGATTTAAATGCAATGTATAATGTAGCTGACGTTGTAGTGAATATAGGTTCTAACGAAGGGTGGGGACTAAGCAGCACGGAAGCAATATTGTCAGGAACTCCTATTATTAATAATGTTACTGGCGGGTTGCAAGATCAATGCGGTTTCGTTGACGAAGATGATAATTGGATTCGTTTTGATGGCGAATTTGCTACAAACCATACCGGTAAGTATAAATTACATGGAGTTTGGGCTAAACCAGTATTCCCTAGTAATAGATCATTGCAAGGATCGCCAGCAACACCATATATCTTCGATGATAGAGTAAATTTCGAAGATGTTGCAGATGCAATTATGTATTGGTATGACACTCCAGAAACCCTTCGCGAAGAAATGGGTATTTCTGGTAGAAATTGGGCATTAGACAACGGGTTAACCGCAGAACAAATGGGTAAAAAAATGATTGAAATGTTTAGTTATTTATTTGCTGTGGAAAAAGAGTCAAGACCTAGATTTACATTGAATAAAGTTGAAGAAATTGAATATAAACAACCAGGAATAGTAGCATTATGAGAAATGTAGTTATAGCGTCGCCAGTTGCGACACAATCAGGATATGGACACCATGCCCGCGAAGTTATTAAAAATATTATAGAATTGCGAGGTAATGAATGGAATATTAAATTATTATCATTGCCATGGGGAGGTACTCCACTGACATACCCAATATCAGAAGATTGGAAAAACAGAATAATTCCATTGCCATTAAATGAGCAACCAGATATCTGGATACAAATTACAGTACCAAATGAATTTCAACCAATTGGTAAATATAATATAGGTGTTACTGCAGGAACCGAAGGAGATGTTTGTCCAGAGTCTTGGATTGATAATTTAAATGCAATGCAATTAGTGATTGTACCTAGTAAATTCACAAAAGAAGTATTTGAAAATACAGCAAAACTAAAAAACAAAGATCTTTTTGCTAGAATCGAAGTTATCCCAGAATATTTTGATGAAACTGTTTATTCAAATAAAGCAGAATCAGCAGTCAATGCAACGACTATGATATCTCAACTAAATGATATTCCAGAATCATTTGCATTTTTAACCGCAGGGCATTGGCTTCAAGGTAATTTAGGAGAAGATCGAAAAAATATTGGAGGAGTAATTCATGCATTCTGTAACACATTCAAAAATAAAAAATCAGCACCAGCATTAGTTTTAAAAACAAGCGGTGCTACTTATAGCATCATGGATCGAATGTATATGGAATCACAAATAAATCAAATCAAATCATTATTTGGTGGCGCTAAACTACCTAATATATACATATTGCATGGTGATTTGACAAACGATGAAATGAATGCATTATATAATCATCCAAAAATTAAAGCAATGTTATCATTCACCAAGGCAGAAGGGTTTGGTCGTCCGTTGTTAGAATTCTCTACAACCGCAAAACCAATATTGGCACCACACTATTCAGGACAAGCTGATTTTTTGAATACTGAATTTATTTGTGCGTTGCCTGGAATATTAACACCAATACACCCAAGTGCTCAAAATGAATTTTTAATTGGAGATGCAAAATGGTTTACTGTAGATTATACATATGCTGGTAATATGATGGAAGAAGTTATTAAAAATTACAAAAAATGGCAAGAATTAGCAAAGCGCCAACGATATTTTGTTAATAACGAATTTACTAAAACAGCTGTGTCGGCAGTGTATGAAAAAGTACTAAATAGTATCAATAATGCAATTGAATCAATACCAAAAAGTGTTGAATTAAAATTACCGCAATTAAAAAAGATTGAATTACCTAAATTACAAAAGGTTGGTGAATAATATATAATTTCATAATATAATAATATGAAACTAACATATGCAATAACAGTTTGCAACGAATTCGTAGAAATTCAGCGTTTAGTGTCCTTTTTGCTTCGACATAAACGTTTGCAAGATAATATAGTAATATTATTTGATGAAGCAAATGGTGATCCCGCTGTAGAAGAATATCTCAGGACTCATTCATTAAATGAGGAATTTGTATGGTTCAAAGCAAAATTTGAAAATCATTTTGCTAATTGGAAGAATAAATTAAGTAGTCTCTGTTCTGGAGACTACATCTTCCAGATAGATGCAGATGAAATGATTGATGAATATCAGTGTAAACTTATCCCGGAAATTATAGAATCAAATAACGTTGATGTGATAATGGTTCCTAGAATTAATACCGTAACTGGATTAACTCAAGAACATATTGCAAAGTGGGGTTGGAATGTAAATGAACATGGTTGGATAAATTTTCCGGATTATCAGTGGAGAATATATCGAAATAAATGTGCCGTAATGTGGATTAATCCAGTTCACGAACAATTAACGGGATTCAATACAATTGCACATTTACCGGCAGACAAAGATTGGGCATTAACGCATCCAAAAACAATAGAACGTCAAGAAAAACAAAATAATTACTATAATACATTATGAAAACAGATTTAATAGTAACAACTATCAGTGACAATTATAATTGGATTGATATTAAAAATTGGATTATGTCATTGAAAAATACTTCATATAATGGAGATGTTTTAGTATTGGCGTATAACTTTGTAGATAATCACGAATATATTGTTAAGTTAAAGGAATTGGGATGTATTATACTAACACCAACTAATACATATCGAGCAGAACAAGAAAATTCATTCTTATGGCATTCGGGATATGTTACTCCGGAAAATGCCAATAAATTAATTCATAATGTTAGATTATTTCATTTATGGCAATATTTTACAGAAACTAATTCGGACTCGTTATATAATCGAATTATTTTTACAGACGGTCGCGATGTTATATTTCAAACCAATCCGAGTGAATGGTTAGATGAATATATGTTAAAAGATATATTAGTTCCATCCGAAGGAGTTTTATATAAAGATGAACCATGGAATGCAAATAATGCTATTAGCAATTACGGTCCATACATATACGAATATATTTTAAAAGATTCAGAAACTTGCAATGTAGGTACATTTGCGTGTTCGGCTGATATATGTAAAGATTTATGTTTAACATTGTATCTTATGTCTAATAACATAGGACATGCTGATCAACCATCATTTAATATTTTAACTAAAACATTACTTAAAGACAAATGTCAATTAGTAGATTATAAAGATTTATGGGCGTTGCAGATAGGTACTATAGTTAATAGATTAAACGATTATGTAGAATTTAAAGATGGAATTATATATTCGATTAAACAAAATAAACCATATTGTTTAGTTCATCAATACGATAGAGTTCCTGAATATAAACACTATTTTGATAATAATATCTAACGTATGAAATCTATTATAATTCCATATAGAAATCGAGAAGAACATTTGTCAATATTACTGCCAGCATTAACAGAAAAGTTTCAAAATGAAGATTATGAAATAATTGTAGCAGAACAAAATGATGATGAAAAATTTAGATTGTCTTCACTCTATAATATTGCATTTAAATATGCATCAGGCGATTTATTAATATTTCATGATGTTGATTATGTACCATCTGAAAATGTCAGTTATCAATTAAAAAATAATAATCCAACATATCCAGTACGACAAGTAATTTTTTTAAATAACGATCTTACATTAAAAAACTACAATGATATTCCGGCTGGGTATCGTCATTTTAAACAAGACGTTGGAAATCATTGGGGCGGTGTTTTTATGATGAGCAGAGATCAGTTTGAATGTATTAACGGATTTAATCCATTGTATATCGGGTGGGGTAAAGAAGAAGAAGAAACACATTTGCGATTATTAGAAAAAGATTTAGTTTGCGAAAGACATACGGAAGGATTGTTTTATGCACTAGATCATAATGATAATTGCCCCCCACTATCAGATTCGAACTTTATCGAGAACCATCACTTATTATACAATTATAAAAATAATTTGCATATAGGGTACAAAAACATTACAGCACATGTAGAAGAATTTGATACTGAAACTGGTATTAAATGGTTAAAAATAAATAATTTTAAGTATGAAAATATTAATTAAATCAGTTGGATTTATTGGAGACAATTTATTCGGTAGTTCTGTTGCAAAGAAACTAAAAGAACAGTATTCAAATTGTGAAGTTGATTATTTACTTAGTATGATTCAACCATATGAATTAATTTCATATAATCCATATATCGATAATGTATACACAACTATGCCAGACAAGATATATGATAAGACATTTCAATTACAACCAATACATCGAAAAACAACGCCATGTGAACAATTTCAATTACAATGTAATATTTTGAATCCATCTGCAGATTTTAAAATTTATACAAACTCAGTATTAGATAAATTTGTTCAAACTTTATTATTACCACTAACTAATAAAAAAATTGTTGCTTGGTTATCGAATTGGGAAGAACGATCATTTATTTTTAGTGAAGATCAATATAAAATGGGAATAGATGTCCCTGGGTATGGATATGGCGGTAAACACAGAAATATTAGTAAAATAATAGAAACGTTACAGCAAAATGATGATTTATATTTAATAGAAGTTGGAAAACCAAATGGTTATAATCAAAAACTAACAGATATCTTTTCTGTATCCGAATATACATTAACTGCATCTATTTTGAAAAACTGCGACTACTTTATCGGTGCAGAAGGTGGACTTGCAAATTTAGCTAGCGGCGTTGGAACTAAAACTATTTTAACAGGAGATTTTGTTCACCAACTATATGGCTGGAACGGCGTAATCGAAAAATGTCAAGAACCTAAATTAGGACCTAAATATTATTTTAATGATGCAGATCATCATGTTTTAGATCCATATTTAACTGACGATGAAGTAGCCAATCAAATTTTAAACATAGTATTATGATTCACATATTTATATTAGGATATAGCGGCGCAGACTATTTTAACCAATGGCATCCGCAAGTAAGTTATGGAGATGATATTAAATTTTATTTTGTAGACAACGGACAACAAAACTTACCAGAATACATACAAAATATGTTAGTATATCAAACAACAAAAAATATATTTTGTTCAGGTGGTTGGAATTTAATATGTGATATTGCATTTAATGATTTAAAATTAGATAAAATTATAATAGGACAAGAAGATGCAATTTTCACCGATGAAATACTTCGAGAAATAGATAGACAAACTAGTTATAATACAATTTGCGGAACATATGATAGATCTTTTGAATTTTCATTATTTGGAATACATTCGCAAACATTTAAAACAGTTGGTAGATTTGATGAAAACTTTATATTAGCAGGGTCTGAAGATAATGATTATAAACATCGATGTAAAATGAATAATATTAACATAAATTCATTAAATGTTTCAGCTAATTATAATCTTTCATTAACCGGACAAGAACGTATGGTGTTTGATAAAATTAACGGATCATATTTACACAAAAAATGGGGTAACTATTTACCAACTAATAATAAAATATATGAATATGCAACTCCATTCAATTCGCATTCAGAACAAATTTTATTAACTACGGATTATAAAAATCATTTTAATTTAAATGACACTCACGATTCATTTATGAGTACTATAGAATACAATTTATATAAACAACAAAAACAAAAGGTAAACTAATATGGAAACTTTACATGAAATTTATGAACACAAATGCAACGAAACTAGTGATATTAACGAACATTTGCCAGTGCTAAAAGAATATGCTAGCAAATGTAACCACGTCACTGAATTTGGAGTTCGATATGTAGTATCTACATATGCATTAATGTACGGAAAACCAAAAGTATTAAAATCATATGATATTCAAGCTATTGAAGAACATGGCGTCGATCGAAACACGTTAATTCAGTTAGGTAACGAAAACGGAGTACAGTTTGAGTTTATCATAGGAGATACGCTTAATATAGAGATTGATAATACTGAACTACTATTTATTGACACATGGCATACATATGACCAAGTAAAACGAGAATTAGAATTACATGCTAATAAAGTTTCTAAATATTTAGTATTTCATGATACTACGACATATGGCGTAACTGGTGAAGGCGGACATCCAATTGGATTATGGCCTGCAATTGAAGAATTTTTAAATGAAAATACCAATTGGGTTATTGAAAAAAGATTGGAAAATAACAACGGATTAACTATATTAAAAAATAATAACTAATTTAGAAAAAATATTATGACACACGAAGAATTAATTAATGATTTATTATCAAATCAAATTAGTATGGTTGATGCAGGTAGATTTGGTACGATATTGCGAAATTATGAAGATATAAATAAAATCAAAGGCGATGTTGTAGAATGTGGTATATGGCGAGGCGGAATGAGTATATTTTTAGCATCACTATTTTCTAATAAAACCATATGGGCGTGTGATTCGTTTGAAGGATTCCAACCATTGGATACAGCCATATACAATTATCACGATGAACCACATACGCCAGCATACCCAGACTACATAAAAGCTGGATATGAAGATGTTATACAAAATTTTAAAAATTATGGCTTTGACGAAACTGATCCTAGATTACATTTTCTTAAAGGATATGTAAAAGATACATTACACCCAGACGTATGTAATATAAAAACAATATCAGTATTAAGAGTAGATGTAGATGCGTATTCAGCTACTAGAGAAGTATTAGATTATTTATATAACAAGGTTCAACCAGGCGGGTACATAATATTTGATGATTCATGTTTAATACAAACCGTAGATGCATTTTGTGATTATTTTGAACAAAATGGTATTAATTTTGAATTAAGACATCCTAATACCGATGAAATCATTGAAAATCCAAGACAACATAATTTACCATGTGGGTGTTACGTTATTAAAAAATAAATAA